TGAGCTGCTCGGCGAACGGCGTTTGCTTCTGCACGAAGTCAATCATCGATGGACGAATGACGGCCGAGGGATTCGCGGCCTTCAAAAAGGAATCGATGAGCAGTCCGTCCTCGGCGTTTGACGGCGTGGGATTCGACAGCACGTTGCGCGCGACGCGGAGCGCACCGAGAGCGGTATCAAGCCCGCGCTCGTGATTCTTCTTGTCCTTCTGCTGGACCAGTTCATCAATCGCCTTGGGCGCATTCGGCGCGGCGGATTCTACCGTGCGGACGGGGCCGACCGCGCGCCCTTCCTTGGTCATCATCTGACCCGTGATGGTTTTCTGGCCAGAGGGAAGGACCGTCGTCGTGGTGTGCTCGGTCGCGCTAAGCGACATCGCGCGCGCATGTTCGCGCTCCTCCTTGGCCTGGGTCGCGAGCAAAATGTTCTTGAGCGCTGCGGGGCGGTCAACCGTGCCGTCCGGCTTCGTGGGCAGCTCGTAGCCTTCGTGCGCGGCGACCTGGGCATGCACCTTGGCCACTTCTTCGTTGGAGCCGCCACTGAGCAGGTTAGTATATTCCTGGCGGGCCTTCAACGCAGCGTTGCGTTGCAGGGCGGGAGACAGCTTGCGCTCGTCCAGCGCCTTTTGCGCCTGCAACTCGTGAATCAAGTCCTCCGCGTCCCATGAATTGAGCAACTGATGCGTGGGCATCTTCGCATACTTCGCCCGGGCCTGCTCGTAGTAGGCCTTGTATTGCGGGTCGTTTCGGTCCACATGCGTCGTCGGCATAAAATCAGTCACCAGTGTCCACCAGATAAATCTCGCCGGTGCTTGGCGGGGCAATCGCGGTAGGAATCGCGTTCCCGTATTGGTCCGTCGTGCCAGTGATTCCGCTCACCCCGCCGCCGGGCGGGGGTCCGAAGTTCGGGCCACCGAGTCCACCACCGGAAGCAGCGGGCGTGACGGGTGCGCCGGAGCTGTCGCGCGGGAGGGATTCCTCTTCGGAGCTGTTGTTGTTGAACAAATTTCGGTCGCGGGATTCCTTGGTCCGCGCGTCTTTGTCCGCTTGGTCCTTCAGGGCTTTTTGGCGCTTCTGTTCGTCCGTGTTTTGCTGCGTCTGGGCACCCCCGCCCGCCTGCGCGAGGTGCATGTTGTTAATCGCCTGCGTCAGCGACATCGCGGCGAAAGTCTTCGCGTCGGAATTAACTGGGACGATTGGAATATCGAGGGCAGCCATATTACGCGGTCGCAGTTTTCATCTGTTTGATTTGACGGACCAGCGCCTTCACACTGGCGAGCGCGACGCCAATCGCGTCCACGATGGGAATCGTTTTCGCGTCGCCCTGGCCGCTGCCAAAAAGCACGTCCCAGTCCTGGGCCATGGGTCCGGTGTGTCGGCCCGCCGGCACGCCTTCGATGTCCTTCTTGTATTCCCAGTTCGAGACCGGGAGCCGGGACACCTTGTCGAGAATTTTCTCGTCGTCCACTTCGTGGATGTTTTCCTTGGCGTTTTTGTCGGAGAGCATCGACATGATGCCGCCCATGGCGCCCTGGGACGCTTGGCTTCCGCCACCGCCGCCCGTGCCGCCTGCGCCGCCGTAGGCACCCGAGGCGGTGCCGCCCCAGTTGCCAACCGACTGGTTCAACGCCGTGTCGCGGATGCGCGCGAATTCGAGCGCCTTCCACGAGTTCAGGTTGGCCTTCTGCATCGCGATGTCGCGCTGCGCCGTGCGGCCGGAGAGGTCGAGGTTCAACGTCTCGCGACCGGTGAGGCCCGTGCCCGTCCCGGCTTCGGTCGAGTTGGCCAACTGGAAAATGCCCGCGGCCCGGCCGAGGTTGGACTGCTCCGAGGATTGAATCGTCGGGAAAATCGAGCCGAGAATCTTCGCCCGGGACTCGGTCATCGCCTGCGCGGTGCCGGCCAGCTGAGACGCCTCCAGGTTGCGGGCCTGCCGCAGCTTTTCGCCCGCGCTGCCGAGCACGTTCGAAACTACGCCGCCCACGGACCGCTCACCCGGCTTTATGCCCGCTTGCGCGGCCGCTCCCACACCGGCGCGGACCAGCTCGGCCTGATACTCCGGCGGCAGACTGCCGCCCAGCTGGAGAAGGTCGTTCGCTTTCTGGATGACGGTGTCCTTGAGTTTCTTCAACTCCGGATTTTGGTCGATGTTCTCGCTGAAAAGCTGCTTGGCGACCCGCGTGGATTCGAGCGAGGAGGCCGGCGTCTGGGCCTGCGCGAGGAGGTCCTTGCGCGCCTGCTGCCCGGCCGCATACATCTCCGGCTCGTATTGCTTCTGTAGCGCGACGCGGCGGTCCAGGTAGCCCTTGTCGTATTGCTGGACGAGGTTGGTGATGCGCTCGATGTTGTAGTCCTGCGACAGCGCGTCGCGCTGGGCATTGAGGCCATTACGCTGTGCCGCGTAAGCCTCGTTCATCGCCTTTTCGTCGGTGAATCTTTCAGCGATACTTGCGGCAGTTCCTAATACAGCTCCCATAAATTAAAGTCGTTTCCGAAAACCTAGCTCGGCCACTTCGTAGCCGCGCTTTTCAAAGATTGCTTTCCCGCCGTCCTCATCGATGGTGAACATGTGACCATGGACAATGGAAGTGCAGCCGTGCTGCCGGGCGTCTTCCTCCGCGAAGTCCAGCAAGGTCCGGCCGATTCCCCGTCCCCGGGCCTCCGGAACCACGTAGAGAAAAGTCATGGTGGCGGTCATCTCACCGTTGAACGTGTCTGGGCAGTAGTTCGTCCCCACAAGCCCCTCAGGTCCACCTGAGCCGATGAACCAGTTCGCCGCCGTTATGGTCCCGGCGTTTTTCGAGATGAGCGAAGACCAGAGGCGGGACAGCGTTCGCATGTCCAGCTGACCGGGGTATTTCACCTCGTCGAAATAGCGCTGGAACAGCGGGCGGAGCAGGTAGAGCCCTTCCGGGATTACCTTCACCAAAGTCGTCACTTTTTCAGTTGCGGTCATCTACTATTAAGTGTTCCGAATCAGTCCTTTGTCAAGTGCCAAAGGAACACCGTTGGCTGGATGGTATTGTGACCGACAGCCGCCGCGGTGTAGTGCGGGGCCTTCTCCAGGGTGAACTGCCGGCTGGTCATCAGCTGCGTGCCGGTCGGGCCGAGGGTCACCCCCGTCTGGCTGCCGTTCGGCGCGGAGTGCCCCGTGCGGGCGGTCTGGCTGTTCGGGGGCGTCGGCACCGGGATGCCCGCCGTCTGGATTTCCGTGTCGGCGTCTTCCACCCGGAAGAAAACGACGTTCGCCTGGGTCGAGTTCAGGAGCGACGCGTGCCCAATCATGTGCGAGTGCTGCTCAATTTCGAGCGAGGACAGCACATGGTTCTCTTCGCCGAAGGTGTCGCCAGCTCCGCGCTGGGTGATGCCGGACGGCACGGACACCGCCGATTCTGGCGAGCCGCCGGAATCCTTGGCTGCCTGGGCAATGGTCCGGCCGCGCCGGGACTCGTCGTTCTCATAGAGGAGCGACCAGCCCGGGTTGCGGGTGAGAACGGTCGTCAGCACGTCGCCCGTGACGGCCTTGACGTCGCCCGGCGAGCCCGATACCGTGCGCCACGCGCTGCGTTCCCAATGAATCAGACAGTTGATGTCCGAGTCGAAATACTGCTCCAGGTCCAACGGGTCCGTCGGCCGGTTGGTCGTTCCGCCGTTGTTCGGCACGCTGGGCGCCGGCTCCCACGAGTTTCCGTCCCAGCCATACCAGCCGATGGGCCGGTTGCCGACGGACCGGAACCAGATGAGCGGGTCGTTCGTGCCCGGCTGGCCCGGGTCGTTCGGCCCGATGAACGCGAACGCGCTCAGCGAGTCGGAGATGTCCAGCGGGACGTAGTGCCCAACGTTGATGTCGAACACGTAGAGCTTCGTGCCGTTTTTGAACCACGGGCCGGAGTTGCTCGCGGGCTCCACGTCGCCGATGACGAAAAAGTTCGTGCCGACCGGGGACTGGATGTCCTGCCGTTCGAGCATGGCGGCAAATAGCTCCTGCGGCGTGCCCTCGAAGTCCGGCGGCAGCTGCGACGCGACGATGACGAGATTGGTTTTCTGAAGGGGCATAAATTAGTGGCGTTCCAGCGCCTTGACGCGCTCATTCAACGCGAACACCAGCGCGAGCAAAAGCTGGCTAGGATTTTCCAGGTAGTTGGCCAGCGCGTCCGCGTTGCCGGCGTCCACGAGGTCATTGAAGTCCTTGATGACGTCCGTCACGATGGTAAACTTGCGACCGTCGCCTCGGGTGAATTCCTGTGTGAATGCGGCTTCCAACTTGTTCAGCGCCGCACGCGCGTCTTGCGCGTTGGTTTTTCCACCGCCACGACCGGGGTTTGCTTTGGGCTTCGCCATAAAATTATTCGCACGCTGGGACTTTTACTGTCAAAACTGCCGACGGGTCCGTGACTCCGAAGTCCCCGAACGCGCTCACCTGATAGAAGTAGGTGGCGTCCGCCACGACCTCTTCCATGAACACCGGGTCGTCAACCGACAGCACGTAAACAAACGGGCCGTCTGCGCTGTCCGACACAAAAATGTTGTAGCCGATGGCCCCCGACAGGGGTGTCCACGTCAGCGTCACCACGCGCGGGCAATCGCTCACCAGCGCCGACAAGCCGACCGGACCATCCAGCGTGAGGATGGGCAGGAACGCCGGGATGGAGGTGCTCGAACCGCTGCCGCTCTCCGACGGACCCGGCTGACAAATCAACGGCGAGCGATAGTTGATTCGCAACTCGCGCCGCGTGATTCCGCGCAATGAATCAAATTGCATCATAGCCCGGTTCCCGTCGAGATGATGATGGGCAGCGCCAGCTCCAGCTGCCGGGCCGCTTTTCGCCGTGCCGTCGTGGTCGCGATTTTGTCGGCGTCCTGCTGGCTGATGACCGATTCGCCGTAGCCGGTGCCCACTTCCGTGATGCCCTGCTCCGTAATAGTCACCGTCTGGTTGCTCGTAAACAGCGGGATGCTCGCGTTCAGTTCTTCGATGCTATCCGAAGATGCCCCGTCGAATCGGACGAAGTTTTGCTCTGGCCCTTCATCGACTTCGCAGCGTCCAGAGAGTTCTTTGTTCGGGCTGACCGAGCCCGGGGTCCCCGGTGCAGGCTCCATATAAATGCGGACTCCGCGCACTGCACCAGGACCAGAGACCACAATGAGAAGCTGAAAAGATTCATCGAGAAAATCGAGTTTGAACGACTCCACGTCGCACGACGACAGGTCCTCGGCCGAGGCGAGTTCCTTGGCGTCCTGCGTGCGCAGGGGCCGCGTTTGTTTCTTGAACGCGAACATTTTTTCGCTGCTCTTGATTTTGTGTCCCTGACGAATGGAGCCACGCGGCGCCTCAATTCGTTTCGTCATCAGCCGTTTGTAGCGGCCCCTATACGGTCCGGCCCAGAAGACCGCAATGTCCACAGTGCCCGATAACTCGGACAAAAAGATGTCAGCGTAGCGCACGGTTTTATCCCGAAGCGGCACGTCCGCCGAGAACGCGCGCGTCTCGCCATACCACGTAATCGGGCAGCCGTCGTCCAGGCGGTCGGGGATGAACGCCTCCCACAACCGGTTCTGGCCGTCAAAATCAGCGCTGGCGAAAAAGATTCGGTTCGAGCCGGCGAACACTCCGTAGAGCCACTCCACCGGGCGCGTCCCCGTCCACACGGAGTTCCAGGCGAAGGGCGATTTCTGGTCCTTCTTCTGCCACGTCGCGCCGTCCAGGCACCACGTATGCGTGTTCAGCTTGTCGCAGTAGGGCACCGACAGGAGCAGGTAGTTTTCGAAAAAGCCCGCGGCGATGCCGCTGAGGTCGCCCCCGAGCCGGGATTTGCTGTCCGCCATCTCGTTGTCTTCGTAGGGCGTGACGGACGTTTGACGGGTGACCTCGGCCGCGTTGATGTTGGTCAGCCCGGTGGCGGCATACCACCACAGCAAGCCGTGCAGGAGCGCCACGGACCGCGGTGACACGCAACCCACTTCGGGGAACTGGACGAACTGAAAATTGGGTGTGTTAATCCACGTCGCGCGGTCGCGGATGCCGGACTGGATGAGCGTCGTGGTGTCCTGCGTGAAGACAAAGAGCTGGGCCAGCTCCGCGTTGGCGGTTGGCTCGGCCAGGGCGATAATTTCCCCGGGCAACGTGAAGGCCTCGACCGTGGCGAAATACTGCGGCTCCAAAAAGTGCTGCGGGTCGTAGAGGTCGCTCGCGAAAAGTTTTGCGCCCTGGGCCACCCACAGGCGGTCGCCGGACCAAGCCATCGGCCCGCCGAGCTTGATGTCCGCGTTGTGGAAGGCGTTGTAGCCGTCGAACACCGCCGGCGCGGTCAGACCGCCGTCCTGGATGATGACGAGGTTAATCGCGGGGATGAGCCGAATGCTGCCGTCATCGTTGCGCGTCGTGGCCTGCTCGGCCTGCACGAAGAAAAGCTGCCGGGCGGTGGCCGAGAACTGAATCGCCAGCTGCCGGAAGGTCCGGTAAGGGTAGTCCGACAGATACACGAGCCCGTCCACCGCGAAAAGGATGGACTCGATGCCGACCTTGGGCCGGAAGACGAAGGCGCCTTGCAGGTTCCCCGGCGGCATCACGAAACGACACCGATAACCGGGCCGGCACTGGAGGACCCCGCCGCGGTTGACCGCGTTGAGCGCACGCGAGTAGAAGCCGGGAGACAGCATCGCGGGGTCGGACATCGAGTCCATCCCGCCAAGGAATGTCAGCTCACCGTCTTCTGAACGCGGCGTCATGTCCCCTCAGTTCGCGGCTTAAAGGCTGCCGACGTATTGGCTGTAGTTTCCCTTGTCGTGACCGTTTTTCAGGCGGTCGATGCGGTCCTTGTCCTCAGCGTCCACGACCGAGTAGTCGAAGATGCCCTGCGGGGCCGGCTTGTTGGCGTTGGTTTTGGCCATCTCCTCGGCACCGCTGCCGGGGGGCATACCCTTGTCTTGTTTAACGTGGTCCATACACATCAGTCAACGTTCCAATCGTCTTTTTGCGAGATGCTGTTGCGGTCTTCGACCTGCATCGGCATCGCGTTCGGGCTGACGAGTGCGCCCTCTTGCTCAGTGAGAATCCGCGAGGCGTGTGCCTCGAATTGCATGCCATTAGCAACGTCGGAGTCCAGGTAAAACTTCACGGCCTTCATCGCCATGACAAGCGCGAAGCGACTGTGCAAAAGGATGCGCGTGTTGAGGCTCGTGATGTCGAAGGATTTCTTTCGATACACGATGCGGACCCACGGGCAGCCCCGCGAGATTTTGATGCGCCGGTAACGTGGATGGGTTTCCTCCGGGTCGTAAATCCCGATGAGCGTGCCAGAGCTGGACGAGTTGTCGAAGGTCGAGAGCCGGATGATGCCGGCCGAGGGACCCTTGACAATGTCCGTGATGCGGGAGACCTCGGGGTCGGTTTTCGCCGGCACCGCGTAGCCGAAAATCGTTGGGACGAGCAGACCATCGGTCCAGACACCGTCCTCTAAAGTTTGCAGGGGCTTGTTCTGCTTGTCGAAGCCGAACACGCGCAGCTCCACACCAGAATCTTCGGGCTTGTCCACGAACGCGACGAGTCGCCCAGGGCAGACGATGTCCTTGTAGGTGACCGCGGGCAGTTCGTCAAACCACGAATAGTCGCAGCGGTTTTTGCAGTCGCCCGGGCCGTTCAGGTGGAACGAAAAAAGTTCATTGTGCCCGAGGGCGGGCCGGCCGGCGAGATTCACACCGAGGACCGTCTCCACCTCGCGCGGGAGAGTGACACATTTGTTCTGCACGCAGATGTCCAGCCCGCCGACCAGCGGGTCGATGTCGCCCTTGTTCGCGAGCATGCGAATGGCGTCGGTCATCCAGCGAAAGAGCTTCTCCTCTTTGCAGATGCCGAACACATCCTTGGCGTCGTCGAAAATGTCCTTGGCCTGGAACATTAGTAAGCCTCTTTGTCGCTGACCTCGGCCGCGTGGCGGTCGAGCGCGTCGCTTCCGCTCTCTTCGGTCTCATCATCCGGCGTCGCCTCGTCGCCCTCTTCGACAGAGTCGATGGAACGAATTTCGAGGTCCACCGTGTAGCGCGGCTTGCCGCCCTGGCCCTTAGACTTCGACTCGTGCGTCTTGCGGAAGGTGACGGTCATCTCGCCGGAGTCCGGCAAGTCGTATTCCATCGGCCACTCCAAGTGCAGGCTCGGATACATTTTGTCGGGCATGGACGCCGTGCTCGGCCCGTCCATCTTATAGCCCAAATCCATCGGCATTTTCATCGTGTAAGAAGTGTTGATTTTCAGCGGTTTGTCAATACATCTTGTAAACCGCCAACCCGGCCACCTCGATGGGGGTCGTGGCGTGGCTCCACCAGATGTTGAGAGTGTCCAGGCCCCCGGTCGATTCGTCGAACGTGGTCGATTGCGTGGAGGACGCGCCGTCCCACCACCAGCCGTTGTTGAAGGTGGCCGTGTCCGGGTCGGCAACCACGTTGAGCAGGTTGCCCCAGTCCAGATTTTGCTCCGGCCCGCCAGCGCCCGTGCCCGATGCAGCCGGCCCCTGGACGAACATGGAGTAGGTCGTGCTGGCCCCGCCATATCGAAGCCGCTTGATGTCGAAAACATTCAAGCAAAGCGCGGTGGACGTGGAGGGATAGCCCTTCATAGAGGAGGACCCGCCAAGGTCTGTCCAGGTCGCGTTCCGCTTCGTCATGCCGCCCGCAAACGTCGCGGCAAAAGTCGCGATGTCCGTGCCGGCCGAGAACGTGTATTGGTTCGAGTTGCCCACCCGCGTCGCGGCCCCGATGAAGTTCAGGCAGCCCGTGCTGCCGGCGCCGTTGGTGATGCCCGAGCAGAGCCCGAACGCAAAGTCGCCGGTGATGGTCGCCCCGCCGTTGATGCGCAAAAGTAGCGCGACGCGCAGCCGCTTCCATTTTTCCGCCCAGGCCATTTTCCGCTTGAATTCGCCAGGGCCGACCAGAGACAACCGTTTGTCCGTGCGACCGTCGTTCATGGTGACGGCCACAATGGACGCACCCGAGGCCGCACCGCTGCCACTCCATCCGGCGCCGCTCGAAAAGCTGGAGATGGCACCAGTCGCGTAATCGTCGAAGCTGTCGTAAGCATACGAGTCCGCCACGACGGCCGCAGAGCCGGAAGAACCCGACGGCCCGGTCGGACCTGTGGGGCCGGTCGCACCCGTGCCACCAGTTGCGCCGGTTGCGCCTGTAGGACCCGTCGGTCCAGTTGGCCCGTTCGCGCCTGTGGGGCCGGCCGCGCCCGTTCCGCCGGTCGGGCCGGTCGGTCCAGTCGGACCCGTGCCGCCCGTCGCCCCCGTGGGGCCGGGCGCGCCCGTCGCTCCGGCCGGACCAGTCGGCCCGGTCATTGCGCTCAGGTCGGTGACGTGCAATCGCTTGACCTGAATAACTCCGCCGGCATTGTAAGTTCCCACCAGCAGATGCCCGTCCTGATTGGTAGTGACGGGGGCCTGATTGAAAATGTCTTCGATGTCGCTCATTAGTAAACTTTCATTACGCCCATGCCGCAGATTTCCAGCGGATGCGCGCCGTCCCAGCGGATGTTCAGCGTGTCGAGGCCACCCGTGCTCTCGTCGAAGCTGATGGTGTTGGTGACCGTGCCGGAAGCCGAACCGGAAAGGGTGACAATCGTGTCGTCCGACGCCACGCTGCCGTTGTTGGCGCTGTCCAAAAGCGCGTGCAGAATCGCCCGCTTGCTGAGTGCGAACTCGGCCTGCGTCACGTTTGTGGAGCGCATGCCCCAGGAGAAGTTCACCGGCGTGGCCGGCGTCGCGGCAACCGGCCGGGCGACCTCCAGGAAAAGAATCGTGCGCAGAGCTTCGGTGGACGCGAATCGCCGGCCATCCGAGCCGGACCCGCTTCCCTGATTAACGGGGGCACCCGCCCCGCGTTTCGTGACGAATTGCGTGCTGACGCTCTGCGCGAAAAAGTCCGTCGTGGTGCCGTTCACAAACGCCCAGGAGTTCACGTTCGCGGGGTCGAAGTAAACGCCGATGGCGTTGTCCGTCGTCCCACCGAACGGGTTCGCCGTGCCGCTGCACAAACCGATGAAACCATCCGCCGTGAAGGTGGACGCGCCGTTGCAGCGGAGCAGGAGAGCGATGCGCAGGCGATGCCAGTCGGACCCGACGTAAAGTTTACGCGCAAACTCACCAGAGGTGAGGCTCAGCCTGCGTTCCGTGCGGCTGTTCGCGATATTGCGCTGGACGATTGTCCCGCCGCTCACGACGCCGGCAGCGTCCCAGCCGAAGCCGCCACTCGGGGCCACGATGGCGCCAGGGTCGTATTCCTCGAAAAGGTCCAGCGACAAGCCGTCGGGATGCACCCACTCGTCGGACGAGTTGGCGCCGTTCGCGCCCGTGGGGCCAGTCGGCCCGCTCGCGCCGGCCGCGCCCGTCGGACCCGTAGGGCCGTCCGCGCCGGGGTTGCCGGGAAGTCCCTGCGGACCGGCAGGGCCAGTCGCACCGAGCTGGTCGGGGGCGATTTTCTTTGTGATGTAGGGCTTCTCGGCACCCTCGGGCTGACGTTCGGCAATGAACAGCCACCCGTCGGCAATCGCCTGCTGACCGGCTACGTAATCAGAAACTTTCATTCGCGCAAATCGTCAATGATGGTCGCTCCGGACGACTCGTCCAGAATCGGGAACCCGTCTTCGTCTTGCAACACGTCATCCGTCTGGTTGACGATGATGCGCGGCGGCAACGTGCGCCCAGGCAGGATTTTCGTCGCGCCCTTTGGATTGCAGGGCCGGGACAAATCCCCCTCGGTGTCGCGATGGAGCGGGTGCGTGCAATCTTTCATGCCAGTTTGATGAACATGATGTTCGAGCCGTCCTGAAAAATCGTCTGCGGCGCGGCCGCGCTGTCCGACATCACATGCACGTCGATGATTTCGTTGATGCCCACCGTCTGGACAATCGCCCAGACATGGATATACGTGCAGTGGTTGCTCCCGCCGGTGTTGAACAGTATGGTGTTCGTGTGCCGCCCGCCGTCCACCGGCGTCGCGGTCGTCTGATTGTTCAGGTAAAAATCCCACTGGTGGTTGTTCATGCTGGCCACGTCGTTCATGCAGCGAAAGCGCGCCAGCACGAAGTAGGTGCCAATGTCGGGGAGCGTGACCTCTGGGTCGTCAACGCCGAACGTGATTTTTTGGTCCGCGTTCGTCACAGTGAAGTCCGTCGCGCCGGTGATGACCACCTGCCCGTTGGAGTTCGTGGACACCGCACCAGTCGGCCCCGTCGGCCCCGTTGGACCGACCGCCCCCGTGGGGCCGGTTGGACCCTGCGCGCCCGTCGGACCTTGCAAGCCCGGGGCGCCCGTCGGGCCGGTAATCGTCAGACCGCGCGGCCCGCAGGGGAGCGCGATGGTGCCCGGGACCGTCACCGGGTTCGGCGTCGGCACCGCTTCGATGAGCTGCGCGAATACCGAGTTGGATACCCGGCTCGTGACCATGTAATAGCCGGAGCCCGGGATGAAAATCGTCTGGCCGGGCGTGATGGTCGGCGAGGCGACGATGTTGAAGTTCACCGTGCCGCCGGGCGTGGGCTGCACGAAGGCGGTCAGGATAATCGTCCAGGCGTTCGCGCCGTTCTCGCCGGCCGCGCCGGTCGCACCGGTCGGGCCTTCTAGCCCATTGATGCCGTCGCGAAACAACCGCAGGAAATAGCACGCGAGGCCTTCACCATCCGCGCGCGGGTTACCGGGCAGCCCGATGTCCAGGTTACACGGGAGGACCCACGTTACCTGTCCATCGATTTCAGTTTTGACAACCGAACCGAAAAAGGCATCGACGAAATTCTGTAGTGCGCTTGGGAGCGTCTCACAATCCGCACTATTCGGAGGGCACGCCTTGCAGGGGGAGCAGTTGGCCTGGGGGTTGCAGCTCGCGGGAAAAGTCGAGTTACAGTCCGCGCCGCCGCACCCGCCGCAGTCGCAATTGTTGCAGTTGCTGCACGACATATTTTACTTTCCCAGAAGCGCACTGAGTTGCCCTCGCAAGTTTCCGTGCCGGTGCGCGAAGAACCAGAGCGCCGCCGCTCCCGCAGCAACCGCGAGAATCAAAACTTCGTGCCCGACCACAAGGACGGGCAGCACAATCATGGCGAGGCCGGCGCCGGCGATAACCGCGGACGTGGTGACGCTTCCACCGACAAGTGCCTTGAGCGGGGGCCAGACCGCGCTGGCGGCGCCGAAAAGAAAAACGAGGATGCCCACCCACATCACCGGTCGCAGCGAGGACAGCTTGGCGCCCAGCTCGCGCGCCACGTCTTTCTGGGCCGCGCCGATTTTCGTATGGACTTCTTCGGTGGTGCCTTCCTGGCTGGTCGTCCGCTTGTAGTCCTGGACGGTTTCGTTAAGCGGATTCTGGGATTGCTTGACGGAAACCACCTCGCCGCTGGCCGACTTAATAGACGCGGACCCCGGCTTGAGCGGGAGCGTGCAGCCGGCGACCAGTGCGAGTGCGAGTGCGAGCGCGAGTAGAATTTTCATTAGGTGCCGATGAGCCCGTGGCTGGTGAGGTCTTCCAACAGCGCCTTCAGCCGTTGGGCTAGTTCCTCGGTCGTGACAGTCGTGGTTGCAAAGGTCGAGCGCGAGGAAGTCCCCGTCGCTGCGGTCCATCCAGTCTTGCGAGAGGTCACTACCTGTGTGCCGGCGACAGCGAATACCGCGCCATTGCGCGCGTCAACCTGGGCATTCGAAAGACGCAAAGCCTCCGTGGTGACGCCGTTCAAGGTGGGAAGGAATCGCAGGTGCGACGTGCGCGTAGCGTGTGTGGCGTCCGTCCACAGCGTGGAAAACCGGCACTGAAGTTGCCGGTCCGTAGTGCTAGAATCCGCGCGCATGTCGTAGGACACGCCGCAGTTTATCGCAGGAGTTCCGGATGTAGTGTTGTGATACACCTCAAAAGCCGCGGGGGAAGTCCCGGTTCCCGTGTCCTCGATTTGGGCTTGCACAAACCCAACCAATAAATTGGCGTAACCCGAATCATCGCCCTTGCGAAGAGATACTTCCGCGATACCCACTCCAGAATCCTTTAGGGCGGGGTGAGTGGCGTTGGCCGGCCCGAGGAAAAGGTTGATGCCGGTGGGCAAGACCAAAGACCCAGTCAGCGTGGCGCCAGAGGGATTCACCGGCGTGTAGCCGAGGGCGCCCGTCACGTCCGAACCCGTAAGCGTTATGGCCCCCGAACGAGTGTTGAAAGTGAGGACGCCACTCGACACCCCCCCGTGAAGCAGAAGACAGATTTTCTTCAGTAACGTGTTGTCTGGGTCGTTAAAGCGAGGAGTCGTGTCCATATCAAAAAGCGTTGTCTAGGAGCAGGGCAATGCGGTAGAGCAGCTGGTGGTCTGAGTCCCCAGGCTTGGCTTCCCCTCCAAGGATTTCCAGCCACTTACCCAGCAGCGTGTTCTCGGAGTCGCCCCATTTCGGTGACGGGTCCGGATACATTAGGCCGGGGTGAGCGTGCAGTTCTGAAGCACGCGGACGCGGGCTTCATCGAGCGGCGTGGAGGTGCTCACGCTGGCGCCGACAACGGCAGCCGCGCGGACCCACAGGTCGATTTCCGCGTCGTAAGGGTTGGCGACGATGCCGAGGTCCGCAGCGAGTTTTTCGCCGAGGCGTTGAACGGGGTCGTTGTAAACGTTGGACATGGGTCAGGAGTCTTTCTTGTCGTTCTTGTCGCGTCGCAAAGCCTGCGCCTTGCGGAAAATGTAGAGTGTGGTCACGGCGGCGACAGCGACTTGACCAATCAACACCAGCACGCCGAGGACGGACGTGGAAGTGTCGAGGAAAATGTTTGCGAGAGGCGAGCCGAACCCGACAGCGGATGCGGCGTAAACTTTGATGTTGTCGAACACGAAAAAGGTTGGGGGCGGGCCGATGCTACCCTTAACCGAGGGAATACACCAGCCGCGCCCCCAGATTGGTCAGCTGATGGGCGTGTCGATACCGAGCGCGGTGACGAGCGCGTTATCGAAGTCCGACCCGGCACCCTTGTCGGTGATGGCGGAGCCGCCAGCAATGAGGACCTCCTGCAACAGTCCGGAGACCGACCGGCCTTCGAGGCCAGTCAGGCTGAGGGAATGTCCGAGAGCCAGGAGGGCGTCTTGAGCTTGAACGTATGTCATGGAATCAGTGGGTTGATTGTTGGTCACGTCAGCGTGGTGGGCTTTCGCCCACCACGCCGCCTACAGACCACGGTTAGGAGTCGCAAACGCCCAACGTGGCAAACGCATCGCTGCCGGAGAACCCGGAGGCGTCCACAACGGAGCAGTCGGGCAGACCGAGGTCAGCCGTGCAACGCTTGTAGAGGATGGGGACGACGTGCTGCGGCCGAATCGGCTGGTAGGCACGAGTAATCTGATACTTGTGCCAGCCGAAGTCGCCGAACTGGTTACAGTCGTTGTCCACGATGTAGTGCCACTCCAGCTCACCCATGTGAAGCTGCGGGGCATACTTGAACGTGCCTTCGCCGACATACTTCTCGGGCACCAGCCGGTTGAAGGTGTTGTCGAACATGAGGAACCCGACCTCGTAGGTCGCGGCCAACCACGCGGGGTTGATTTTCGCGAACGCCGTGTTCTTCGACACGTTGGCAACGTTCACGACGGGGTCAACCAGAATCAGGTTGCCGTCGCCGTCGAAACCAGTGGCGCGGAGCGGACGCTGGTCCACACCGAAGGCGATGCCGCGGTAAGCGGGGGCCTCTTCGAACTGGTAAGCGCTGACCGATTGCTCGCCCAGCTTGTATCCACCGGTCGTCAGACCGATGAGGATTTCCTTCACGCCGATTTCATTGCGGAAACTCTCGATGATGTCGGAGCTGCCGATGAAGCGAGCGTGGGGCATACCCTTGCCTTCGCTGTCGAACATCGAGGCGAACAACGCCTCTTTGACGAACCGCGTGACGTAGTGCAGAGCCTTGAAGCTGAGCGGACCCGTCGGATTGAGCGGAGCGAACTGGACGCCGAGGTCCGTTTCGGTTCCACCGGTGAACAGCGAGTCGAAGTCGTAGCCGGCAACGGCATTGAATTTCGAGGCACTGCGGAGGTAGAGCTGGGCGCGGATGTCAGAGTTGACATACTGCGTAATCAGCTTGCGGAGCGAGTCTTCGGCCGAGAGGTAGCTCGACTTGAAGGCCGCGTAGCCTTTCTTGACGCAAACGCGGGGACCGCGACCACGCTTGGTTTCCAAGCGAGCCGTGAAGTCAATCGCGTCAGTGAGGTCCTGAATGCCGTTGGTTCCGCAGACCTCAGTATCGCACTGAAAAGTCGGGAGAGCCAGCGAGTCACCAGGAGCCGCCTGCATTTGAACGGGGAAACGGATTTCATCGCTCACGCCGGAGGGGAACACCCCACCGCCGATGACGTTGATGAAAACCGAATTCGCGGCCAACGTTTTGGCCACGGTCCCTACGAGACGGGACACGTCTTTTTGCGCAATCTCAGAAATCTGGTCTGCGCTGTTACATTCACCAGCCATAAAAACCTAGTTGGTTTCTGTCCTCGGGAAATATCCGTCGGACGGTTTTCCTCGCAATTGGGCTGCGAAGTTACCCTGTCAGCGCCGGCCAGCCGCCAGACAGTTTAGGCCGATTGCCCCAGACCAGTAGGGCCGTTAGGTC